TAGTCATAGTGTCCTTTTTGTTAGTGTTGTTTATCATAATATCTGTATATTGTATCATATCCACAGCAGGAGTCAAGCCCTTATTTTCTGACTTTTTTGTGTTTTTATTGTTTATTAGTGTTTTTTTGTTTAACATAGGTATATAATATCATATCCACGGCAGGAGTCAAGCGAAAAATGAAAAAAAGCGTAAAAAAGTGTTATTTTTAGTGTATGTTCTTGTTTTGTTCTCAAACCGAAGTTATTTTTAGTTCTAATTTTTGATTATAAATATAATATAATGAAAAACTGTCAAAATTGCGGTCATTCTTGTCATTGTGGCATGACTTGTTATCAGGATCTTAAAGACGGCGACGGAAAAGACGTTGTTGTTGATTGTTGTAAGAGTTGCCGACATGATTCGTATATTGACGAAGAAAAATATAACATAGAAAGTTAAAAAATGAAAAAAATGAGACTATTTAAGTTTTGGAATGAGACCGGAACTGAAAAAGAGAAAGAATCAATGAGTTTAAAGAAAGCAGTCATATCCGTTCAAGGCGATTTCAAAGAAAATGTCATAGGTGTTGAATATATGAGCAAAAAAGGCAAACAAATTATCGATTCTGTAAAAATACCTATGGGTAGAAAAATTAGACAGTCAATAATAATAGAAAAAAAGAAAGCGGCGGCAAAACTCGCTCAAAGTAGTAGATAATGGCGAAAATATCAAAAGGTTACGAACCACACGAAAGAATGCCTAAAAAGACATCACAAGGTAATAGAAATAACGTAAAAAAGAGTTCAATGAACAAAAGTAAAAAAAGATCGTTCAAAGTTTACAACTCACAAGGTAAATAATGCCAGCATGTGTTAGATCAGGTTTAGATGTTCACGTAGGACACGCTAGTCCGACACCTAGTCCTTTTCATCAAACACCATACGCTGGTGGATCGCCAAATGTTACTATTAACAGCGCTGCCTCAATAAGAGTAGGCGACACTACTAGTTGTGGTGATCCTGCTACTGCTGGTAGTTCAACAGTTAGTGTAAATAGTATCCCAATTCATAGAGTTGGTGATTCTACTGGTGGTCATGGTAGTTGGGTAGCAAATGCTGCTTCCACAGGAAGTTCTAACGTTTTTTCTGGATAACGTTTATAAATATTGTTACCATGGCAAATTACGACGCATCGTCTATAAACAAGAGTAAAAGAAGTAATAAAATCTATAAAGATTTGGATTTAGATTTTACTAGAAATCCAGTCACACATGATATATCAACAATTGAAGATGTGGATGCCGTAAAGAGAAGTGTTAGAAATTTAGTTCAAACTAATTTCTACGAGAGACCTTTTCAACCAGAATTAGGTTGTGGTATTAGAGGATTGCTTTTTGAAAATTATTCACCAATTATTGGTATATTTTTGAAAAGAAAAATAGCGGAAGTTATTACTAGATACGAACCAAGAGTTTCTTTACAAGATATCTCTTTAGATGATGAACCGGATAAAAATAGATTAAAACTTTCTCTCTATTTTTATGTTCAGAATATATCTGATCCGGTAACAGTAGAAACATTTTTACAAAGGTTAAGATAAAATGGCAAGTAACAAATTAACAGTATCAGATTTAGATTTTGATTCAATAAAAACAAATCTAAAAACGTTTTTACAATCACAATCAGAATTTCAAGATTATAATTTTGAAGGATCAGGTTTTGCTGTTCTTTTAGATGTTCTTGCTTACAATACACACTATCTAGGTTTCAATGCTAATATGTTAGCAAATGAAATGTATCTTGACAGTGCTGACATTAGAAAAAATGTAGTGTCACTTGCTAAGATGTTAGGTCATACTCCTACATCATCAAAGTCGCCAGTAGCAACTTTAAATATTTTAATTAATGGCGGTTCAGGTCCGTCAGTTACAATGAACAAAGGAACAGTTTTCTCATCTAGTATAGATGGCAACTCTTATCAGTTCGTAGCAAATGAAGATCATACTATAACACCATCAAATGGCATTTATGAATTTCAAAACATTCCTGTTTATGAAGGAACATTATCAACTTTTAAATATACAGTTAATAGTTCAGATCCTGACCAAAGATTTTTTATCCCTAGTAATAGAACAGATACAACAACTTTAAAAGTTCAAGTTCAAAATTCTTCAAGTGATACAACTACAGCAACATATTCAATTGCTTCAGGATTTATTGGTTTAAGTGAAACATCAAATGTTTATTTTTTACAAGAAGTTGAAGATGGTAAATATGAAATTTATTTTGGTGATGGTATTGTTGGTAAATCTTTATCAGATGGCAATATCGTATCAATGGAATATATTGTTACAAACAAAACTGAATCAAACGGTGCTGGTAATTTTACTTTAGATGGTTCAATTGGAAATTTTTCAGATGTTTCAATTACAACTGCTTCAATTGCTCAAGGTGGTTCAGAACCAGAAACAAAAGAGTCAATTAGATTTAATGCTCCATTACAATACGCTAGACAAGACAGAGCAGTCACAACCTCTGATTACGAAACTTTAGTAAGACAAGTATATCCAAATGCTCAATCAGTTTCAGCATGGGGTGGCGAAGATGATGAAACACCTAGATATGGTGTTGTGAAGATTGCTATTAAACCAACTTCAGGTTCTACTTTAACAGAAACAACTAAAGCAAATATTGTTGCTAAATTAAAACAATATAATGTTGCTTCAGTTAGACCAATCATTGTTGATCCAGAAATTACTTCTATTATTATAACATCAACTGTAAAATATGATAAAAAGAAAACAACAAAAACTGCTGATACTTTAAAAACAGAAATTACAACATCAATTTCAGATTACGATACAAACCAACTATCACAATTTGATGGTGTGTTTAGACATTCAAAACTTACAGGTTTAATTGATGACGTTGATAAGAGTATTTTATCAAACATAACAAATATTCAAATTAGAAAATCATTTACTCCAAAATTAAGTGAGTCAACAAGATATGACATCTATTTTAGAAATGGTATTAACAATCCACATATAGGTCACAACGCTGCCGCTGGTGGTGTAATTGCTTCAACAGGATTTAAAGCACCTAATGACGCTAATGTATATTTCCTAGATGATGATGGTAGTGGAAATATAAGAAGATATTATTTTGTAGGTTCAGTTAGAACATATGTAAATAATACCCAAGGAACTGTAAATTACGATACAGGTCAAATTATAATTAATTCATTAACAGTTGCTTCTATTGAAAACATACGAAGTGTATCATCTACAGTTATCGAGATAACAGTTAAACCAGCGTCTAGTGATATTGTTCCAGTAAGAGATCAAATTTTAGAAATAGATACAGCAAACTCAAAAATTACAGTAGAAGAAGATACTTTCGTTGGTGGTTCTTCGGATGCTGGTGTAGGTTACACAACAACATCTAATTACTAATGGCAAAATTCACTGACAAAATATCGAACCTGATAAATCAACAGGTTCCCGAGTTCGTAGTAGAACAACACCCAAAGTTTTTAGAATTCTTAAAAACTTACTACACTTTTATGGAGTCAGCGGAGTTAGTAGTTACTTCCGTTCAAAGCACAGATGGTCTTAATTTAGAAACAGAAACTCCAAATTCAAGCAATATAGTTTTAGACTCTTCTCGTTTAGATACAGATAGAACACAATTAGACGCCGGTGATAAAATACTTTTAGAAAGTTCTTCATTTGGTAAATTCACAAGAGGTGAAACAATAAGAGGACTAACATCAAACGCTATTTCAACAGTTCTTGCTGAAGATTTAAATAACAACAGACTGTTTATTTCAGCACAAGATAAATTTATACAAGGCGAAATAGTAGTAGGTGATAATTCAGGTGCCGAAGCAATCATTAACAATTATAAACCAAACCCGGTTAATAGCATACAAGACTTAATAAACTTTAGAGATCCGGATAAAGTTATATCTAACTTCTTAACTAATTTTAGAAACGAGTTTTTAACTACGTTACCAGAAAAATTAGCAAATGGTTTAGATAGAAGAAAATTAATTAAAAATGTTAATTCACTTTACAGATCAAAAGGTACAAGTAAAGGACATGAATTATTTTTTAGATTGTTATTTGGACAAAAATCTCAAACATTATATCCTAGAGAAAACATGTTACGTGTGTCTGATGGTAAATGGGACACTCAAAAGATTTTAAGAATAATTGGTAATGTAGGAGAAACATCAAATTTAATTGGAAGAACAATTGAGGGTGAAACCTCTGGAGCAACTGCTATTGTAGAAGATGTTTTCAAATTTCAAATTGGTGCTAATGAAGTAACCGAGTGTATATTAAATGAAGACACAAGATCAGGCACTTTTACTGTAGGTGAAACAGTTAGAGGAACCCAAACAGATGAAGATTTTGTTTATATCAAAGGAATTGTTACAGGTATTCCAAGTCTGCCCACATTAACAAATGATGGTAGTTTATACACACAAGGCGATGTTACAACTGTTAATGGCGGTGGTCAAGGTGCTGTTATTCAAGTTGATGGTATTGGTCGTGGAGGTATTTCAGAATTTATTATTGCTAATCCAGGTATTGATTATAAAGTTGGTGACGATATAACTTTTAATAATTTAAATACAGGTGGTGGATCAGCAAGGGCAAAAGTTTCAGTTATCAATGGTGCTATTACACCTGAAGATAGCACATCTACTACAGACGACCATATAGTATTAGAAGAAGGAACAACACGAAGTGACTCTTACACAGGAGATAAAATCATGTTAGAGGGTGGTGTTGGTGATATTACAGACATAAGAATTATTAATAGAGGAAATAATTACCATTCATTACCGGTTGTAGATGTTGATTCAACAGACGGAGTAGGTGCTATTGTATATGCTTATGGTTCAGAAATAGGTCGTGTATTAGGATTAAAAATTATTGACTTAGGTGCTGAATATCAACAGTCACCAAGTCCAACTATAGGATTACCAGGTTATTTAATAATTTCATCATTGTCTTCATCTAATATTGTGAAAGATGAAACAATCACAGGAGTTGATGTAAATAATACGGCACTCACAGCGAATGCTTTATCTTATAACTCAACATTAGGATTATTAAAAGTTTCTAATCCGTCTGGACAATTTGCTGAAGGATCAACTATAACTTTTGCTAGTGGTGCGACTGCCACTGTTGAAAGAATGGAATTAAGTACGGCAACAACCTCTGTAAGTTCTATTGTAGATACTACTGGTAACTTTGTAAATCAAGATGGTTTTATATCTGAAAATACAATGAGAATACAAGACAGTTTATACTACCAAGATTTCTCTTATGTAATTAAAGTTGGAAGAACAATTAATGATTGGAGAGACAGTTTCAAAAAGACTATTCATACATCAGGTTTCTATTTTGCTGGACAAGTAGAGATTGTTAATAAGATTGATTTAAAAACTAGACCAAGAGAACAAGGTGGTGTAATATCTCCACTATCTACAATTCTTAATACTTTATTTGCCGCTATTATCGGTAGAAGATTAGGAACAAATACAGATGGCACAACTTTAAGACCTAATCCACACGAATGTTTATCTGATAATTTACAAGGTCAAACATTAGCGCCTTACGATCCGGCAACAAGAGACTTGACTATAACAAGATTGCCTATTAACATACGTATGATGAGTAGGGTTACAAGATTTATTAAACCAACTAAAAACGGTGAAGTTCATGCTAAATTCGGATTCGCTTCCACAGGTCCTTATTTTCACTCACTAAATAGATATGCTAACACGAGATATGGAACAACTACATTTACAGGAAACACTAGTAGTAATGGTAATAGTAGTGGTATTACATTTCGTAGGTTAAGTGAGATTTTAGTAACAGGAACAAGAACAAGTTTAGATGGAACACCAGGTATATTCGTATTAACATCACACGAAGAAGGAAGTAAAATTAAAACAAACTTTACTTACCCTGCTGAGGTATTTCAGTTTAAACCAACAAGATTTAGTAACACAAAAGGTAATAAGAAATTTAGTAATACAACAATCAAATGGAGTCAGACAAATCAAGCGTCTATTGGACCATAATTTTTTTGTATATATAATGTTAATTAATAGTATAAATATAGTAAAGAAGGATTATAAAACAGTATAAATAGATATATGCCAGCGATAATTACAAACAAATTTAGAATACATAACTCAGAACAATTTAGAGAATCTTTCTCTGAAACAGCCCCTAACGTTTACTATCTAGGAATAGGTAGATCACAAGCATGGGCAACTCTTTTAAGAGGAGATGGTCGAACAGACTATGAGGGTTCTGATACACAACCAATATTACCATCAGATACAGTAGCAACAGAATACAATACATTTGATGACCTATTAGCAGTAAAAAGAATTACGACTGCTAGTGTTGCTTTTGTTATTCCAAGAAGAAACTGGACAAACGGTGCTACATACGATATTTACAGACACGACTATGGTGAATTTCAAACTGGTTCAACAACACTAAAAGTTGTTTCAACTGGAAACAAAACTACTTTATTCGATTCTCATTTTTATGTATTAAATTCTAACTTCAATATTTACAAATGTTTAGATAATAATGGTGGTGGTGTTTCTACAATCGAACCAACAGGAACATCAATTGCTACATTGACTACTGGAGATGGATATAAATGGAAATATATGTACACTCTAACGGCAGCTGAACAAACAAATTTCTTATCTACAGACTTTATGGCAGTTACACCAAACGCTAGTGCTGGAACAGGACAATCAAATGTAATATCAGCAGCTGTTAATGGTAAAATAGATGTAATCAAAATTAAATCACAAGGTTTTGGTGGAACAGATGGCACTCACACAAATATAGATATTCGAGGAGATGGAACAGGTGGTAAATGTTCAGTAGTAGTGACAGGTGGTTTAGTAACTGCTGTGACTGTAACAACTGCTGGAACAGGATACACTTTTGGAACAGTTAGTAATGCTCAACTAATTAGTGCTGGGGCAACAAGTTTATCTGGAGCAGAATTAGATGTTATCATAAGTCCTCCAGGCGGGCATGGATCAAATGCTAAAAATGAATTAGGTGCTTTCTTTATAATGATGAACTCAAATTTAGAAGGAACTGAAGCAGCCAATTCTGGTGACTTTGTTGCTACTAATGACTTTAGAGAAATAGTTTTAATAAGAGATCCAAAATCAGGTGGATCAACAGCAACTGGTGCTACATTAAGAGCAACACGTGCTATAAAAATTACAAATCCATCAGGAACATTTACTGCTGATGAAGAAATAACACAAACAAACACAGGCGCTGGCGGAAAAGTAATTCAGTGGGATAGTGTGAATGGTATTCTTTACTATATTCAAGCAAGACACCAAGACGCTGGTATTGATAGTAACGGTAATCAAGTTGCTTTCTCGGGAGCAAACGTAATTACAGGAGCACTTTCTGGTGTTACTGGAACTGCTGACATTTCACAAAATGCCGCTTTAAATAATGTAGAATTTACAAATGGTTATTCTGTTCCAGAAATAGATCACGACACAGGTGATGTTATCTATGTAGAGAATAGAGCACCTATTGTAAGAGCTGCTGACCAAACAGAGAATATTAAATTAATAATTGAGTTTTAAAGAGGAAACAAATGGCAAGCCCAACTGACTTTAACCTCTCTCCTTATTTTGATGACTTTGATGAGTCGAAGAAGTTTCATAGAATACTTTTTAGACCTTCATTTGCCGTTCAAGCGAGAGAATTAACACAATCACAAACTATACTACAAAATCAAATAGAACGATCTGGTGATCACTTCTTTAAAAAAGGAGCTATGGTTATTCCAGGTGAGATTGCTTTTGATACAAACTATTATGCTGTAAAATTAACAAGCATAACAGGTAGTCATACAGTAGCAGATTTTAAAGGTGCTACTCTTACAGGTGGTAGTTCAGGTGTTAAAGCATTAGTTGTAGGTTCAGACGTTACAGACGGAACTGATCCAGACACTCTTTATGTAAAATACCTAGATTCAGGAACTTCAAAAATAGAAACATCTTTCACAGATGGAGAAACATTACAAGGAACATCTACAATAAATGGTACAGCAACTACAGTTATCTGTGTAGCTAACACAACAGCAACTGGTTCAGCTGCTTCTATTGTTGCTGGTGTTTATTATATAAATGGTTTTTATGTATCTGTAGATGATCAAACTATTATATTAGACAAATATACAAATACACCAAGTTATAGAGTTGGTGTTACAATTACAGAGTCTTATGTTACTTCAAATGATGACGCTGCCTTAAATGATAATGCTACTGGTTCATCAAACGAAAATGCTCCAGGTGCTCACAGATTTAAAATACAACTAACACTAGCTAAGAAAACTTTAACTACAACCGAAGATAATGGATTTATTGAGTTGTTAAGATTAGAAAATGGTATCAGACAAAACCATGTTAGAAGTACAGATTATAATATATTAGAAGATAACTTAGCAAGAAGAACGTTTGATGAGTCAGGCGACTATTCTATTAAACAGTATGAGTTAGATGTTAGAGAACATTTACTATCAGGAACAAATAGAGGTATCTATGCTACTGGTGACGCTACAAAATTAGCGGCTGGTATCAGTCCAGGTAAATCATACGTAAAAGGTTATGAGTTAGAAAATATTGGTACAGCTTATGTTAATATTGATAAGGCAAGAGAGTTTAGTACACAAAACAATTTCAATACAAGATTTGATGTAGGTAACTTTGTTAATGTAACAAATATCTATAACTCACCAGATGTTGGATTTGTATCAGGTAACGTAGAGGCATTTAAAAATATTAATTTATTTAAGACTGCTACAACTACACGTGGTACTCAACAATCATCTTCAGGTGTAAATATTCCTCAAATTGGTCGTGCTAAGTCAAAAGGTTTTGAATATGTAACTGGTTCATCTTCAGCAAATACTTTTGCTAGTAGTTCTTTAACATCAGCAGTTTACAGACATTACATGTTTGATATTAACATGTTTACACACATTAACATTACTACAAACCAAGCTTTCACAACAGGTGAAGTTATAACTGGTGGCACTTCAGGAGCTACTGCTAGTGTTCAATCGATATCAGCAGTTGAAGTTCAAACTGTAGCTAGTATGACTTCAGCAAGTCCTGGTGTAGCAACAATTACAGCCGGTCATAATTTTATAGAAGGACAACAAGTTACTTTAGCAGGTGTTTATGAAATAGATTCAGGCGCCGTGACTTCAGCTGTATATACAGTTAGAAATCCAGAAGCAAATACTTTCGAGTTATACGATACAGACGGAATAACTCCTGTTAATGTTACAGGATTCACTTCAGCAACTGCCTCTCATGGTGTTGTTGTAGTTTCAAATATTCAAGGAACTTTTGTAACTGGAGAAACAATTACAGGTGGCACTTCAAGTAATACTGCCGTTATTCAATCAGACGCCGTTGGTGTTAATGGTATAACTAGTTTTGATTTTCCACAAGTTAAACAAATTGGTATGGCAGGTGGAACTTTAGCACCTTACACAGCAGATACAAAAATAGATAGCACATATGGTGAAAACTTCCAACTAATCGGTTCAGTTTCAGTAGCAAACAGTGGAACAACAGTAACCGGTTTCGGAACATTATTCACTACAGGATTAAAAATTGGTGATAGTATTACATTTACTACAGACGCAGGTAGTTCAGTAACTAGAATTGTTGAATCTATAACTTCAAATACAAGTTTAGAATTATTAACTGCCGTTGGTAGTAGTGATGTTTCAACTAAATCAATTATTACAAGAAAAAGAGGTAAGTTACAAGATTCAAATAAAAATGTTTCTATTTTTCAATTACCTAATGAAAGAATTAAAACTCTAAAGACAACATCAAACTCTGGTTTAACTGATACTAATTTTGAAGTTAGAAGAAACTTTACAGGTAATTTATCATCCGATGGTGATATTTCAATTACTGCTGGTTCAAATGAAACCTTTAGTGCTTTAGCAGAAAAAGACTTTGTTGTTTCAATAGTTGCTACAGGCGCTGGTGGAACAGGTGCTATTGGAGATGTATTAAGTTTATCTGGTAATAACCACGAAGGATCATCAATATTTACTCCAAGTGGGTCACCAACTGGTAAAACATTAACACTAGATTTTGGTGCTAACTATGCCAGTCATACTGTAAAAATATTAGCAACAATTAATATTTCAATCGCTGATTCAAAAACAAAAGTATTAAACTCTAATTCAACAGTTGCTATTTCAACACAATCTATTATAGAGAGTGGTGTTATTGGTTTAGCAAAAGCAGATGTATTCAAAATTAATAATGTTTACATGTCAAGTGGTTTTGGTGCTACTGCCTCTGCTTCAGATACAAATATTACAAGTAGATTTACTTTAGACACAGGTCAAAGAGATAACTTCTATGACATTGGTAGATTAGTTTTAAACACAGGTGAATTAACACCAACTGGACAATTGTTAGTTGATTTCGATTACTTCTCACATACTGGTGCTGGTGATTACTTTGATGTAGATTCATATTCAGGTGTTGTTAACTATGAAGAAATTCCAAGTTATACTTCCGACACAACAGGTGATGTATTTGATTTAAGAGACTCATTAGACTTTAGACCAAGAGTTGATGACGCTTCAACAATTAATTCAGGAACACAAGATCGTTCATATGATGGTCTAGGTGGTTCAGTTGTTAGTGTAGTAAAATTCAATTCAAATATTTCAAGTGATTTTGAATTCTACTTACCTAGAATTGATAAAATATTTTTAACTAAAGAAGGAGTCTTTAAAGTTGTAAAAGGTTCTAGTGATTTAAAACCTCAGATACCAAAAGGTTTAGATGGTGCTATGCACTTATTCACTGTGTTTTTAAATCCATATACTTTAGATGAAAAAGATGTAAGTGTAGATAGACAGGATAATAAACGATATACAATGAGAGATATTGGTCGTTTAGAAAAAAGAATTGAAACTGTAGAATACTATACTCAACTTTCACTATTAGAAGCAAATGCTCAATCTTTACAGATACAAGACGCTGAAGGATTTGATAGATTTAAAAATGGATTTATCGTAGATAACTTTACAGGTCACGGAATAGGTGACGCTGGTAATTTAGATTACAAAGTTTCAATGGATATGGCAAGAGGTAATATGAGACCTATATTCAGTGAGGAATCAATTCAGTTAGTCGAAAAAGATAATGACGGAACTGATATAATTCAAGCAGATAGAGAAGTTGCTAACTATCAAAAAACTGGTGATCTAATTACATTACCATACACAGAAACTACAATCATTGACCAACCTTATGCTAGTAAGTTTGTTAATGTAAACCCATATAATATATTTACTTGGACAGGTTCAATTGAACTTAATCCTCCAGGAGATGAATGGAAAGAAACAGAAAGAGTGCCAGATTTATTAGTAAATGAAGAAGGTAGTTTCGATACAATGGTTGCCGGTTTAGGTAATCCTAACTTAACTAGTATCGAAGTAAACACTGTCTGGAACGAATGGCAAGACCACTGGATTGGTGCTCCTGTCGAAACAGTTACAAGAGGCAACATTCATAGAACTCACAACAGAGTTGCTGGGAGAGGTCGAGGTGCTAATGGTTGGTTGGTAAATGCTAGAGATAATGTTGTTACAACAACTCAACAAGTCCAACAAACAAGAGCAGGTATTAGAACGGCGATTGTTCCTCAAGTTGTAAGAACAGCATTAGGTGATAAAGTTTTAAGTATCGCCTTTATACCTTTCATTAGAAGTAGAACAATTAATTTTACTGCTACAAGATTAAAACCAAATACTAGAGTTTATCCTTATTTTGATGAGATTGATGTATTAAGTCATGTAACTCCTACTGGAGGTTCATTGGGTGGTAATCTAATAACAGACGCTAATGGTTCAGTATCAGGAACGTTTGCTATTCCTGATCCTACAAATAATTCAAATCCTAGATGGAGAACAGGTCAAAGAGTATTCAGATTAACAAGTTCAGTAACTAACTCAACTACAGATGTTCAAACTGCTGGAGAAGCAGATTACACTGCTAGAGGTTCTATTGAAACTGTACAAAATACAATTGTTTCAACAAGAGAAGCAATAACAGTTAGACAAACTGTAAACGATACAAGAAATCAAACAAGATCATCTACAAGAACAACACAAGAAGTTATTGATTGGATTGATCCTATTGCTCAAACATTTATGGTTGATGATAACGGTGGTGCCTTTATTACTTCAATGGATTTATTTGCTCAATCAAAAGATGAGAATATTCCTATTACACTTCAAATTAGAGAAGTAGTAAATGGTTATCCATCTCGAACAATTGTTCCTTTTGGAGAAGTTGTATTAAATCCTAGTCAAGTAAGTATTAGTGCTGACGCTAGCGTAGCAACCAAATTTACATTTAATAGTCCAGTTTATTTACAAGAAAAAACAGAATACTGTTTATGTCTATTAGCAAATACCAATAATTATAACATGTGGGTTGCTAGAGTAGGTGACACACAAGTAGGTTCAGATAGAACAATATCCGAACAACCATATGCTGGTGTAATGTTTAAATCACAAAATGGTTCTACTTGGACTGCTGAACAATTAGAAGATATTAAAATGAAAATTAATCGTGCTGAATTTAAAAATGTTACAGGTGAAGTTACGTTATGTAATGATTCTAATCCAGTTAAAAAATTAAAAACTAATCCTATTAGAACAACAAATAGTTCAAGTGTAGTTAGAGTGTTCCATAAAAACCATGGAATGCACGGAACTGATAACAATGTTATCATATCAGGTATTGTTTCAGGTTCATATAATGGTATAGCACATGACGTTATTAACGGAACACATACAAGTATTTCAAATATAACTTTAGATAGTTATGATATTACAACAACTGGAACAGCAAATGCTACAGGCGATGTTGGTGGCGACAGTGTAACATCAACACAAAATAATATATTTGATGTAGCAAACATTAACTTGGCAACATTAACAGTTCCAGGAACTGGTATCAATTACAGTATCAGAAGCACAACAGGTAAATCAGTTCATGGTTCAGAATCAGAATTTACTTTGACAGGCGCTTCAGACGCTTTGGCGATTAACCCTAGTGATAACATTTACTTTACATCACCTCAAATGGTGGCAAGTGATATTAACCAAACAAATGAAATGGCAGGAAATAAATCTTTATTTGTAAATTTATCGTTATCAACAAATGCTACAAACTTATCTCCTTACCTAGACACTGCTAGAATGAGTATGGTTGCTGTTCAAAACAGATTAAACAATCCTACTTCAACAAACACTCCTAATTTTGTTGATGATACTGCTTCATCAGGAACATCATCAGCGGCAGTTTATGTAACTAAACCAGTGACACTAGAAAATGATTCAACATCATTAGATGTTAGACTGACACAAAATGTTAGAGCAACTTCAAGTGTTGAGGTATATTTCAGATTAACAGGTGCTGAAGAAGATAGAAAAATCGATAACTTAGGTTGGATTGCTTTTAACGGTGACGGATCCGAAGATATTACAGTCACACCTGCTGAAAGTGACAACACATTTAAAGAGTATAAGTATTCAGCAAGTAACTTAAACACATTCACATCTTTTCAAATTAAAATTGTAATGAAAGGAACTATTTCATCATATCCTCCTATCATTAGAGATTTGAGAGGTATTGCTCTGGCAATATAATATGTCAAAAGTAAAAGTTGAAGGATTTGAAAATTTAGTAAGAGATACCAAATCAAATGGTATCATAAATACAAATAGTAGTGAGTATTCAATTTACATGAATAGAATACGGACTAGAGAAAAACAAGGTGATGAAATAAGAGGTGCCGTAAAAGAGATAAATACTCTAAAGGCAGAATTAAGAGAAATTAAAGAATTATTAAAAGAGGTTGTAAAAAAATAATATGGCAGTAAAATTTATAGCAAAAGACGATACACTAGAAGACTTTAGACTGGCGTTTAACGATCAGTCGGCAAACAGTTTTGGTGATATCGCTAACCTAAGTGGTTCGATTAGTTCAACTAATTTAGTTGACGCTATGAACGAAACTATTAATATTGCAACAAATACTGCTGGTTTCATATTGAGAGATAGTACATCTACCACACAACAAATTGGTGGTGGTAATACATTAAACGTTGTAGGTGTAACAAGCGAAATAACAGCAGTAGTAAGTGCTACCGATACATTAACAATTGGATTGCCTGATGATGTAACAATCACTGGTAATTTAACTGCCTCTGGAACTGGAACACACAGTTTAGGAACAATTCAAGTAAGTGGAAACACTTTATCATCTTCAAACGCAACAACAATTACTGTCAATGATATATTAAGAGCAAATACAATTGAATCTCAAACAGGTTTGGTATCAATATTCGAAA